GTTTCCCAGTCACGATCGGAAGAGGTTATTCAAGAAATTGCCAAAGTTGCGTTCCACGATATTAGAAAACTGTATGATGAAGAAGGTAATCTTTTAAACATTAGTGATCTTGATGAAGAGACCGCTCAAGTGATATCTTCTTTTAGGCAAAACTCAAAATTTGATCGTAACGGAGAGCTGGAAGGTTTTGTTGATGAGTACAAGAGACACGACAAGATGAAAGCCTTAGAACTCCTAGGTAAGCATGTAGGAGCTTTTGAGAAAGATAACGCACAGAAACAGCCTGTGAACCAAAACATCAACATCAGTTGGGAGTAATCAGGTGGTTAAGCGTTTATTCAAAGCTATTGCAATTGTTGGTTTAGCCGTATTTGAACCAATACAACCTAGAAGACCTACTATGAAATTATCTGTTAGATGCGATTTACGAACATGAACATAACACTAAACAAAAAGCTCAAACCTTTTGCTACTGAGCATTGGCGTTACAAAGTTGCTTACGGAGGTAGGGGCTCATCGAAATCTTGGACAATAGCCCGAATACTTCTTCTCAAAGCTATGCATACGCCTATGCGTGTTCTTTGTACTAGGGAGATTCAAGACTCAATCAAAGACTCTGTTCATAAACTACTTAAAGATCAAATTGACTTACTAGAGCTACAAGGTTACACTGTTCAGAACGATGTTATCAGGCATTCAAACGGCTCGGAGTTTCTATTTAAAGGGTTATACTCCAACTTATCAAAGATCAAATCATTCGAAGGCGTTGACATCTGTTGGATTGAAGAAGCAGAATCCATAAGTACTTCTTCATGGGAAATATTAGATCCTACAATTAGAAAAGCTAAGTCAGAAATATGGATAAGTTTCAACCCTAGGTATGAAGATGATATTATCTATAAGACCTTTGTTGTAGAACCGCCTGAAAACGCTTTAGTAATTAAAGTCAACTGGCAAGATAACAAATACTTTCCAAAAGAGCTTGAAGATCAAAAGAACCACATGGCTAGAACTGACCCAGATTTATATCTTCATATTTGGGAGGGTGAGCTCAAGAAGAACACAGCTGAACAAATCTTCCATAGTAAATGGGTTATAGAAGAGTTTGAAACTAATCCAAAGCTTGAGCATTATTACTTCGGAGCTGACTGGGGCTTCTCGCAAGATCCAAATACTATCAACAGAGTTCATATAGGTCCGCATGCTAAACACGGGCCTAATTGTTTATATATTGAATACGAAGCTAACGACAGGCCTTACAACGAAGATAATAGACTGACCTCTAATGACTTAGATGATTTACCGGCTTTCTGGGACGAGGTACCTAATATAAGAGAATACGAAGTTCAAGCTGATAGCGCAAGACCTGAGACGATTAGTTTTATGAACGGAAAAGGATTCAATGTTGTTAGTGTAGCTAAATGGCCTGGTAGTGTTGAAGATGGTATAGAGCATATCAGAGCTTATGACAAAGTGATTATTCATCCTAGATGTAGTAATACAGTTTGGGAATTTAAGAATTATAAATACAAGGTTGATACGAAAACAGGTCAGATTACTAACAAGATCATTGATAAGTACAACCACCAAATTGATGCTATTCGTTATGCGCTCGGTCCTCATATTCAAGGAAAAGTGGTTGATTATAGTAGTATAGTCTAAAATAAAAACTTAACACTTTTAACTTTTTTACATTTATATATTCGATGAAAAATTTAGTAATTTAGGAAAATAAGTAGATTAAAAGATAAGAATTTACTTATTATCTTAGAATGCTAAATATTAGAAAGGAATATACAAAATGTAAAAATGTAAAACCTCCTCTCAAACCTTGTTTCATTGTAAAATACTTTAAGTTATGTTATAATTGTTCAAATAAGATTCTAAGGTTTCGAAAATGGAAGCAAATAAATTCTGGGACGGTATTACATCTCTGTTTAATACATTAGCTAATAAGCGAAGTGCTGCAGCTGCTAATGTCATCACAAGTGTAAAAGTTACTGATACTCAATTAAACGAAGTTTATAAAACGGGTATAGGAAATAAAATAGTAAGACTCAAAGCCGGTTATGCTTTGAAATCAAACGCAATCAACTTTACAAGCACAGATGATAAAGCTTTCTACTTATCTAAACTACAAGCTCAAATTAAAGAAGCCTTTACATGGTCTCTAGCTTTCGGTAGAGGGATTGTTGTAATCAACGACGGAGGTGACTTAGCAGAGCCTCTAGGAGATGTTGCAAAAGAAGATGTGAAATTCGATGTATTCTCAGGTGATATGGTTTCTGTAACGCAGTATGAAATTGATCTAATGAGCAAGAGATATTTAAAACCTTATTACTACAATGTTAGAGGCTATAACTTTCATCATTCTAGAGTAATAGATCTTACATATGTAAAACCTACACAACCAGACGCCCCAAGTTATAACTATGGAGGCATCTCAGAGTTTGAGCTTATCTACAACCAACTTATAAACGATGGTATAGTAGAAAGAGCCTCAGCATCTATACTCGAAAAGAATTCATCGTTGTTTTATAAGATCAAAGGTTTTAAATCTTTACTGGAAAGAAAACAAGAAGACTCTATAGTGAAATTTTACGGTATGGTTGAAGATAGACGTTCAATTTATGGAGCTGGTTTATTAGACGCAGATGATGAAGTTATGAATGTAAGTCAATCATTAACTAACCTAAAAGATGCCGATGATATATCACTAAGACGTGTGGCTATGGTATCAGGTATTCCTTTACCAATGCTAATAGGTGAAAATGTTAAGGGTCTTAACGCATCAGGAACTCAAGAGAAAACAGCTTTCAATGAGATGATAGAATTACTACAGCAAGATTACTTAGTATCTAAGATGAACCAGCTATTTGGTAAGTTAGGTATGAGCCCTATCAGTTTCAAAGAGAATCAGAATGTTACACCTCTTGAAAAAGTAGAGTATGAGACTAAAGCGATCGACAATGCTGTGAAGCTAAATGATATGGGCTACGATGCAGAAAGCTATTTAAAAGAAAAAGGCGTAGAAGTAAAATCAAAAGACGAATTCGAAACAGAGTTTCCTCTATTCGAAGAAGGTAAGGATTTTTAGCAGATGGCTGAATTCGATCTAAAGCAAATCAAAACTAAAAAGAAAAATGTGAAGCTAAAACCTTTACGTACTCCTCGAGCTTTAGAACAAGAGCTAGACAACTTTATTAAGTACATGGTTAAAACAGCTTCAAAGAGGTTTGAGACTAAAGTTTTAAAAGCTATGAATAAAACAACGGTTGATAAGTTCCAAGATGCTCAAGAAGGTAACTACGCTAGAATATTTGAGAAGCTTGTAAAGGATTTCAAAAAATCAATCAACGAGCAATTCAGTGAAAGCAGAATAAAAAAATATATAAAAAAGCTTTACGGTAAAACAGATAAGATGAACGACAAAGCTTTTTATCATGCTGTGCAAAGTAAGGTAGGCGTAGATGTAAAATCTATTATAGGTACAGATGGTCTTAATTCATTTGTGAATGCAAAGAGTTTAGAAACAATAGGGCAGATTGTAAAGCTTAAAAATGAGATGATTGAAAACCTAAGTCAAAATACTTTGAGGTTAATGAGTGCAGGAAAGAATCTAGAAACTTTATACGAAGAAGTTACTAATACTAAGCAAAAGAATTTGAACAAGTCCGGGATAGTTTCTAGGAATGAGCTCAAAGCTTTTAATACTCAACTTAATAACAAAAGAGCTGAAAACTTAGGTGTTAAGAAAGCGGTTTGGAATACTGTAGGAGATGAAAGATCAAGACCTTGTCATGTTAAACGTGACGGTTTAGAATTTGATATAGAAAAAGGTTTATATCATTCGTGCGACGGCTTAACTATAAAACCAGGCGAAGAAATTAACTGTCGATGTTTTGCTACATACGTTGTAGAATTTGATTAAAGGATGATAAGATGAAATTGGCTAAAACTATAACAGATTTAGAAGGCATTAGAAACACAGAAATTTTTTATCGTAAGTTCACATTTAACGATAATCCTAATCTAAATGTGAATGGAAGTGTTACACCAATGGAATTTAAAATTGAAGATATGGATCTAGATAATTTTATTATCACTAGAGTTGATTATATTATATCAATCGATGAAACAATAGATCTAAATAAATTTGGTAATACTGTTGAATTAACAAATGGTATTAATTTTACTATTGATGGAAATGTTATTTTTAAAAATAATGGTGATTTATTGTTATTTGTAAGTGATGCAACAATAGATAGTGCTAAAATTGAAGGAAGCTTAACATCAATTATAAACGGTCATTGGAGTTTAGAAGCTTCATTTCAAAATGGTTTAATCGCTAATAAAGAAAACCTTAAAATTACTATAAATGATGATTTAAGTTCAATTACATTTTTTCAAATAGCAGTTAGCGGAATAAAGTTAGAGGAGAACTAAGATGTTAGATGAACAAGGTACTTATGTATCAATGAAAGTCGAGAATGCACAAAGCTTATATGATTGGTTTAAAAAGCAAAAAATAGACGTAGTACCAGCAAAAGAACTTCACTCAACAATCGCATTTAGTAAAAAAGAGTTTAAGCATGATGTAGAAGATGGGAAAGTTACAATACAAGAGGACGAGGATATTTTTCCTTACTTAGAGCCACTTGGCGATGATGGCGCAGTAGTTATGAAGTATAAATCAAAAGAAATGCAAAGAAGATTTGATAAGTGCATCAAAGAGGGGGCAACATATGACTATGACAAATATATACCTCATATAACAATTAGTTACAATGGAGCAGATATAAATCTAAAAGAAATAGAAATGCCGGACTTTGACATAATACTTCATAATGAAACTGTTGAACCTTTAAACTTAAATCGGGAGGATAAATTTGTGGGTAAAAAGAAAATGTTGTTCAGTGATAATATTAAAATCACTTTTGATGAACAAGGAAAAACCTTAATATCTATGCGAGATGGTTTTCAAGAGTATGCAGGGATCGAATTAGGTTTAGAGCCTTACGATAAAACATTCAAAGTTTACAGAAGCCCTGAGACTGTAAAAGCTATTTTAAAAGATCTAGCTAATTTACCTGTTACAGATGGTCATGTAGACTTATCAGACATACCAACTAACAAGATAAAAGGGTTTATAAAAGACTCTTCGCTGGTAAAATACCTCAATAATAACATAGATTCTACAGTTGCGATTAAGAATAATGTTACTTTAAAGGAAAATACGGTACAATTACTTGATAGCAAAAACGAATTAAGTCTTGGCTACTTCGCTGAAACAGTAGAACATGACTTATATGACTTTGAACAAGTCGACATAGTTCCTCATCACCTAGCTATCGTAGAGAATGGAAGATGTGGGAGCGTATGCAAATTTAGAGACGAAAGGAAAGAAATGGATCCAAAAGATGCAGAACAAATGAAAGATGCTGAGTCTACTGAATCTGAAGAGACTGAAACTGGTACAGAGAGTCCAGTAGAGGAAACTAAAGATGCAGATGCTCCGGTAAATCTTCAAAGGATTGCAGAAGTTGTTAAAGACTTGCCAGAAGCTGTAAAGCTTATGAGCCTTGAAGAATTGACAGCCCTGGTACCTGTACTAGAAACAGCGATCAGTACAGCAAGAGCTGCTACACCAAATGGTCAAGAAGCTACTCAAGGTACGGAAATGGAAGGTGCTGAAGAGACTGAAGAGTCTGAACAACCTGCAGAGGAAGTTAGTGATGAGGAAGAAAAATCTGAATCAACAGAAGAAGAAAAAACAGATTTCAAAGACTCTAAAGAGTTTAAAGATGCTGTTATGACTGCTGCTGATTACAGAGTCGATGTAATCTTAAAAGCTAAAAAGTTCTTAGATGAAAAGTATGATTTCAATGTGTGTACATCACAGATAATGAAAGACGCTTTAGCAACTCAAACTAAAGAAGCTTTCAAAGATGCAGAAATCGGTGTGGCATTTAAGATGCTTAAAAAGAACAAAGATTATTCTAAATTCGCAGATGAGCAAACTCAGAGTGAATGGGATAAATTAAAAGATAAGGAGATTTAGTCATGGCTTTTGGAAGTGCAAGACAAGATGAAATTGGAAAAATTGGTTCTGGTGAGATCATCGGTACACCAGGTTTAGTTACTTCATACACTACGTTTGAAGAAGGTTTAAAAGGCGGTTTATTCGCTAAGTATGTTTCTGGCGGCGTAGAATTAATGGATGGTTCAGCTACTCCTACAATCGCAGGTGTTGTTAAGAGAGAATTAACAGGAGCTATCGAAGATGGTGGTTTATACTCAGCTGACAACAATGTTTACGCTGATGTTATCGAAGGAACAACTTTAGTTACTGTTGATGTAAGAACTGGTTTAACAATCAGTAAGTTTGATCCTGTTTATGCTTACAACGCAGCTGGTGTTGACGCTGGTAAAGCTACAAATGCTTCTACAGATGCAATTGCTGTAGAAGGTTATTTCTACGAAGAAATCGATACAGATGTTTGGTCTGTTAGACTAAAATAAGGAGAAGAGTAATGAAATTAGGACAATTATACGATTTAGATAGATTCAAATCTTTTGCTGACTCTGCATTAGCAGCAGGTTTCAAAGATAGTGCAACAGGTGTTATACTAGCTAGAAATCTAACAGCTGTTAACCCAAAGGTTTTCGAAAAGAAATACCCTGAGCTATCTTTTATTAATTCAGGTATTATGGTAGATAACACAGGTGGTTATGCTAGAAGAATTCAATCTTTAAGAATTGAAGAACAAGGTGACTTTGCTGATTCTTCAGACTTAAACGGTGGAAAAGGTAGAATTTCACTTACGGCTGAAGATTCATTCATTAAAGTGTTTCCTAAAGAAGCTCATTCTTTATGGGCAGATGATGATATCAAAGAAGCTGATCTTCAAAACATCAACTTAGTACAAAGATATGTAGGGACACATAACAAACTGTACAATCAAAAAGTTGATGAGATTGGTTACATTGGTCATAATGGTCAAGAGGGTCTTCTTAACTATTCTGGTTGGACAACTGATTCAGCTGCTGGGGCAATTGGTACGTTAACAGCTCAAGAGATGTATGACGAAATTGCTACACTTATTACAACTCAAAGAAATGGTGTTAATAATACTCCTGAGTATTCTTGTAATAGAGTTGTTATGCCTGTAGGCGTTATGAACACTTTACAAGTAACAATGTTGAACACTGCAAACGGTTCTAGTACAGTTTTAAAAGCTTTACAAGATAACTTCGCAGACATCCAATTTGTTACTTCATTCAGAGCTGCTGATGTAGGTGGTTCATCAAGAGTTGTTGCTTATTCAACTAATGAAGAAGCTCTTGTTATGAGAATTCCATTAAGACTTACAATTGGTGAAATTGTTAAGCAAACTTCGTTCTCATTTAGAGTTGACTCTAA